GATGACGCCGGGAATGGATTCAGATCGCAGCGTCGGATCGCGGCCGCGGCTTGCCCAATAATCCGACACCAGGGCGACCACCGCGCCTTCGATCGCGAAGGCGAGATTGCGGCCGTCCTGGCCCGGCAGGATGAAGCCACCCGTGTAGGCGACGATCACCGATTTGCAGAAACACCAGGCGCAGGGAATGCCGTCGGTCGAGAGCCGATCGAGCAGACCCGCGTCGGGATCGAGGCGGTGCTCCGCGGGATCGAGCACGAGGTCGTCGACTGTGACGCTGGCGATCGCGGAGACCGGTGTGCGGTTCAGGAATAGCGTTGTCTGCGCGGGATTGCCGAAGTGCGCCACGCGCTGCAGATGCCTGTCGTCATCATGCCAGAAGGTCTCCTTGACGTCCTCCTGCGGCATACGCTTGCCGAGTGCTGCCTGGATGTCGGAGGAGGCCTCGGCGATCTTCGCCTCCAGGATCTCGTCATTCGCGTCCGTCGTGATATTGAGCTCGGCCTTGACGCGCTCAAGCGTGGTCAGCAGCTCGGAGGCGGCCGGCGTGACGATCTCGACGATGGAACGCATCAGGTGCCGATCGCGATCCAGTTGACCTTCTTGCCGAAGGTCGAGGCGGCCGCCGGCGTCGGGTCGGTGCCGCCGGTGTTCTGCCAGGTCTTGATGATAATCGAGCCGGCCGCCGGCGTGCCCGCCTGGTCGCCGATCTGGGCCGTCACCATGAAGGGATTGTCGGTCGGGTCGGACTCCAGCGAGGCGACGACGGAGACGACCGTCGAGAGGCCCGTCACGACCGTGTCCGCAGCGGTCACCGTCGTGAGCTGGCCACGCGCGATCTTCAGGGGCATGCCGCCTTGCGACAGCACCCCGCCGGGCTCGATGTCGAGGACGCCGCCGCTTTTGACGAACATGCGGGCAGCGCCCTGCTCGATGCCCACCTTGACATTCTGCGAATTGGATTGCGCCGTCATCGCGGCCCTCCTGCTGACATGTTGACGAGTGGAACGCGCGCCAGCGAGGGCGCGCGCGAGAGATCTCAGACCGGCGGGTTCGGCGTCGGACGCATCAGCGGCAGCGTCAGCCAGAGGCCGGCCAGAAACACGTTGCCGGTGTTGTTGGCCGGGGTGATCGTGACGCGCTTGTAGCGCTTGCCGCTCGGCCGGAAGCCAAGCTTGAACACCTTGTTGTCGGCGGAAAAGTCGAAGCCCGCCTGCGCCTCCAGGCCGAGCAGATCGCGGTCATCGACCGCGGTATTGTCGGTCAGAGCGGGGTTTTCCCCCTCCTCCGCCAGCACCGTGAAGGTCGCATCCGCATCGGCGAGCGCGCCGCACAGGATGATGAATTCCGCGCTCGACAGGCCCTGCATGTCGAGGATCTGCGAAACGACCGGCGTGTTGTCGGTCGTCGCCGCCGCCGGCGAGATGCCGCGCTTGACGTCGATATTGTCGTGAAGCTCGCGCATGACGAGTTGGCTCCTTGAATTGGATGTCGGGGAAGAAGTGGCCTGCGCAGGACCTGCGCAGGCTGGCCGCCGCGATCAGGTCGTGAGCAGCTTGATGGCCTCGAAGTTGGTGACGTCGCCGCCGACCCGCTTGCGGGTGTAGAACTGCACGAAGGGCTTGGCGCTGTAGGGATCGCGCAGGGTCGAGATGCCGACGCGGTCGACGATGGTGTAACCCATCTTGAAGTTGCCAAAGCCGATCGGCAGCTTCGACGCACCGACGGCGTCCATGTCGGCGGCCTGGCGCACCTCGTAACCGAGCAGGATCGACGGCTTGCCTGCTTGCTGGTTCTGTTGCCAGATGTAACGGCCCTCGCCATCCTTCAGCAGCATCACCTTGCCGACTGTGGCGCGCTGCATCAGCCAATTGGCGCCGCCGAGATAGAACTCCTTCAGTGCGGTCAGGATATTGATGAGATCGTCCCAGCCAATCAGGCCCGCGGCTGCGGCCGCAACCTGCTCGATCTTGCCGGAGCCGCCCGCGACATAGCTGCCGCTGGCATAGGTCGTGAAGCCGCGCGGCTTCTTGATGCCATTGCCGGCGACGAAGGCATTTGCCTCGACACGCCCGAACTTGTCGCCGATCTTGTTGCCAAGCCAGGCCTCGACATTCCAGGCGTTGTCCTCGAGCAGCTTCTGCGTCACCTTCGGATTGGCATAGAGCTCGTGCACCGGAATCCTCTGCATGCCGGCCTTCGGCGTGCCGGTCTCGGGCCGATCCTCCTGCTCGCCGACCCAGCCGGCGGAGGCTTCGTCGTCGTCGCGTGGATATTCGATCGCGTCCGAGGAAATCGTCTCGATGTTGGCGATCGCGCGCATCGGCGACGTCTCGAACTGCACGCCATTGAGGATGGTCCCGATAGCCGGCGTTACCATGTAGCCGCCGTCCGGATCCGAGCCGACGCTCATCGCCTTCGTCTCCGCGCCCTGCAGGCCCTTCTCGTCCTTGCGCAGGTAGACCGGGAAGGCCTTGCAGTAGGACTTGATCTCCTCGAGATCGACCTTGTCCGGGTCGAAATCGGTCTTCAGCTCCCCCCTGCGTGCCTTGGCATCGCGGGCGAACGCTTCCGCGCCCTTGCGGCCTTCGTCACCATCGCCCCAGCCGCCGCCGAGCCGTCCGCGGTTGAGCTTCTTCTCGATGTCATCCATCCGCTCGGTCGAGGCCTTCAGCGCACCGTCGGTCAACGCCTTGACCTTGAGCGCGACCGCGTCGTGCTTCTCCAGCACGCCGGCGGTCAGCGCCTCCATGTCCTTCTTGAACTGCTCAGACGCGGCAAAGGCCTTCGGCGCGTCCTCAGCGATCTTGCGGACATCCGCAAGGTTCTTCTCCATGTTGTCCTTCAGCGATTTGACGTTGTCGCCAATGGACTTGATCTCGCGCTGGGCATCTTCCAGCACGTCTTCGATATCGGGCATATGAGCCTCTTTCCGGATATTTGGGGGTTGCGTTCGGCCGGGCGCGAAGCGCCGGCCACTGTCCGCGTCATCCTCATCCCGAGGCTCTGACGGGTATTGCCGCCGGCCTCATCCCGAGGCTCCGGCGAGGTCTCGCGGTTGGCCCGCGAGATATTTGTTGCGAAGTCTTGCCCAGGTCAGCTGTTTGGAGCGAAGCGGACTGAATATGCTCAACGTGAGTTATTCCGGGTGTGACCCTGAGCGGTCATTAACGCCGCTTGAACCCCCGGTCTGCGCCCCCGCCTGATGCACGATGTTGTTCGCGGCCCCGAACGCAGCGCCTGTCTGGGCCCGGCAAATGCCGCTTGGGGGCAGATGGGCTCTCTCGCGATTACCGCTCATAGGTCCGCAACAAAGTGCTAGGCTTCTCCCTATCCCACCCGCGTGGTTAGTCTGGCCGTTCGGAGGACGCTGTGGCGGAGCAGCGGGTTCAAAGGCGATTAGCGGCGATCTTGGCCGCCGACGTGGTCGGTTACTCTGCGTTGATGCAACGCGCTGAGGAAGCCACCTACGCCGAGTTTGAACGGCTGAAGCGCGAAGTCATCGAGCCTAGCCTCTCCCGCCACGACGGGCGGCTTATCAAGACCACGGGTGACGGCGCGCTCGTCGAGTTCGCGAGTCCCTTGGCCGCCGTGAGATGCGCGGTTGAGATACAGGATCATCTCACCTCGGGCAGCAGTCCCTTCAGGTTACGTGTCGGGCTCAATCTTGGTGACGTTATCGTTGGGCAGGACGGTGAACTCTACGGCGACGGGATCAACATTGCGGTCCGGCTGGAGGGGGTCGCCGATCCGGGCGGCATCCTGATTTCCGAGAAAGTGTACAGCGAGGTCGAGGGTAAGCTGGAGGTTGGCTTCGAGGACCGGGGCGAACAACAGCTCAAGAACATTGCCAAGCCGGTCCGCGCTTTTGCGGTACGCGCGGGAGCGTTTAGCGCGCTGATCGATAGGCTGAGTGCGGCCCCGCCACTTCCAGACAAGCCTTTTTCCATCGCCGTGCTGCCGTTCGAGAACATGAGCGGCGACCCCGAACAGGAGTATTTTGCGGATGGGATGGTTGAGGAGATCATCACCGCGCTGTCGCGGTTCAAATCGCTGTTCGTGATCGCGCGCAATTCGAGTTTCACCTTCAAAGGCAAAGCCGTCGATATCAAGGAGGTCGGACGCAGGCTTGGCGTGCGCTACGTCCTTGAGGGGTCTGTGCGCAAGGCGTCGGGGAAAGTTCGCATCGCAGGACAGTTGATTGATGCGGTGACCGGCACCCATATTTGGGCGGATAGGTTCGAGCGCGATCTGACGGACATTTTCGCTCTTCAGGACGAGGTGACGAGCTCTATTGTCTCAGCCATTGAGCCCAAATTGCTTCAGACAGAAATTGCAATGGCGGTGCGGCGGCGACCGGAAAACCTCACTGCATATGATTATTATCTCCGCGGCCTGCAGCAGTTTTACCTAGCGACCCGCGAAGGGTTGGCCGAGGCGAGCAGGTTGGCTCACCGGGCCTTGGAGCTGGACCCTCAGTTCGGCCCCGCCGCAGCTGGGGCAGCTGAGTGTCACGCGCACAACGTCAATTGGGGCTATGCGATCGATCCTGAATTCGACCGCAAGGAAGCCGTTCGGCTTTGTCGCCTGGCATTGAGCCTCGACGATGGTGATCCAGACACGTTAGCATCGGTTGCTTTAATCTCGGCGTCCATGGTCGGCGATTGTGAACGTGCGATCGAAATGGCTGACCGGGCCGTCGCGCTCAACCCCAATTCGCACGCCGCATGGCAATGCAGAGGCGTTGTCTATAGAATTGCGGGCCTGCCGGAGGAAGCGATCCGGAGCTTTGAACGCGCCATTCGCATCAGCCCGGTAGACCGGTTGCTACACCTGACGTTAGGTGGGATGGGGATGGCTTTTGTTGAGCTTCGTCGCTTTGACGAGGCCATCGTCGCCGGCAAGAAAGCCCAACGTCTGAACCCCGCCTTTCAGGTGTCTTACCGCTGTCTCGCATCTGCCTTCGCCCATCTCGGACGTGATGCTGAGGCGCGTGAGGCGGCAGCGCGTGTGCTTGAGCATGATCCCGCCTTTACAATATCCGCGTGGATTGCCCGGGGCGGGGTATCAAACTCGAAGCTGCTGATTGAGGGCCTTCGGAAAGCGGGGTTGCCCGAATGAGTATGGTGCGTCGCTTCGACAAGGTGATCGAATACGACGCGATTTGTTGCGATGCATGAGTCTCTTGTTGGCCCGAAGCAGCGGTCCGAGAATGTCTGCTCTTGCGCCGCTGTCACGGGATAAGCGGACATCCCGCAACTGGGTCCAAAATGACGCGAATGACCCAGAGCCGAAATTAGGTCCTGCTGGCTATTAGAGCGATCCCTCCCGCTCACGCCTCCTTCAGAAATGCTTCGAGGCGCTCGTTGAAGGCAGCACCGGCGCGCGGCACCGAGTGGCCAGCTCCGGGGATGATTACACGTTCGGCGTTAAGTTCCCGCTGGAGGACATCGCAGATCGCCTCGAATACCGAACTGTGGCCCCCGGAGGTGACAAGTTTTGGGAAGGAGGCTCGCCTGAGCGCACCCAACGGAATGTCCGCCTCGTTCGGATCGCGTGCCGCCATCGTCGTGAGTACGCCTTGCTGAATGTCGGGCGGCAGCGGGTCGGGTAGCGGCACGGGGCTAGGCGCTCCGGGACCGTTGATGATCTTCCTGAAAGCCTCAAGGAAAGCGCGGGGTTCGTGCACATCTCTTCTGTTCGCTTCTAACCGTGCGGCAATCGCATCTGCCTCCGCGTTGCCCTTGATCAATCGGTACGCTGGCGGCTCGTTAATCGTAAGCGAGCGCACAGCCTGCGGCCGGAGCGCAGCGGCATAGAGCGCGCCGATGGCACCGTAAGAGTGCCCGACGAGGTGAGCGTCGTCACCGAGCAACGCTGCTATATCCCGCGCATCCTCCTCAAAATCCGACCGCACTTCCGGGGGAGGGCTCTCGCCGTACCCCCGGCGATTGAGGACCTCCAGTCGCCAGCATTCCCCGAGCGGTCGCTGCTCCTTCCACGTCAAGGGACCGTTGAAGTTGCTGCCGTGTACCAAGACCACGCGCGGGCCAAAGCCCCAAACCACCACTTCGAGGGATGCTGACTGTGCCTTTGCCATTGGCGCCACCTCTTTCCACGGCTTTATCGTAACACAGGAGGTGAGCTATGAAACTTGCTTGCCGTCAATTTCTGAGTCTTGCACTCGCACTAGAATGCTCGCACGGAGACCTCGGCATGTCTGAACGTGATGGCCCACTCTATCGTTCGCCGGTCCGAGCGCGATGCGGCGGAGCAATCCGTATACGTGTCTTCCTGTTCCAAGTACGAGAGCTCCTGGCCCGTCAACGAAGTGGCGACACGTCTGATTGAGGTCCGCTGAGTGGGGCGGAGCGGACTATATTTGCTCGCGCTGAGTTCTTCGCATTTTGACCCAATTGCTCAAACCCTGATTGGCACCACAACGCCAGTATCGACATGCGTCCCACCGGCCGGACGATGGTCCGCCGCTTCGAGGCGCCGATGATACTGTCGTAAGGTTCATGTAACTATTTGGACAAATCTTTTCCTTGCGAGAGCGACGGGCTCAAATATCGTGTCGCGGGGTGCCCATTCCCAGCGAATTGGAGTCGCCTATGAACCAAGTACAAGTCGAGCAGAAAACCTATCAGATGCCGCCGCAGGAGGGGTTTAGCGTCGCACACTTTCTCACCGTCGCCGACGTCGAGCGATCGCTTCGATTTTACGAAACGGTCTTCGGAGGTCGCATTCTGAGCAGAGGCGACAGCAGCGGCGCGCCGGGGTACATCCAGATCGCGAACACGTGGCTCCTTGTTAACCCGGGGGGCGGTCCGACGCCCGACAAACCATCGGTAACGCTCAGCGTCCCCGCCAATCCCGATTCAGTCAGCAGCTTTATGAATATCCGCGTTGCAGATATTCAAGCGTGTTATAAACTTTGGCGAAGTCGAGGAGCCGAGTTCATCACGGAGCCGAAGCCCAAGTACGGCGAGACGCGCTGCTACATTCGCGATCCTGATGGCTATATTATTGAAGTTGGGCAAAGCAACCCGGGCGTTTCTTACGGCTAACAGCAGGACGCGTGAAAGTATCTGTGGTGAACCGCGTACACTCTCAGTGAGCTGACCCTATGAAGTCTGAGAGAGATGGCATCAACCTCGCAGCCAAGCCGAGCGGAACGGGTTGCGTCGAATGTTCGGCTGTGGGCGGGTGGTGGCTGCATCTTCGCAGGTGTGTCGAATGTGGGCACATCGGCTGCTGTGATACTTCACCAAATCAGCATGCATCGAAACATAACGCGGCTACTGGTCATCCGATAATCACGAGCTTTGAGCCGGACGAACGATGGTTTTACGACTATCGTACTGGAGAGTTCTTCGCCGGCCCGGAGCTTCACGCCCCTCACTCGCATCCGTTGGATCAACCGGTGCCCGGACCGACCGAAGCGGTGCCTCCAAACTGGCAAACGCTGCTTCACGAATAAGGAGGCGGCTCTTCGGTGCTGATGTCTGCCATTGGCCCAGGTTGTGTGGGGCCCAAAGCGGCGGTCCCGGAATGTCTGCTCTCACGCCGCTATTGGGGCTAAGCAGACGCGAGCGCCGATCTCTTTGCTTTCATTACACGCGCGATGGCGCATCGATCATAACGCGTCCTTCACGCGCTCCATTGATCTGGACGAGGTACGCCCCGGCGTCTGCGGCGCCGAATCCTTCGATGGGTCAGGTGTACTTCCACATCGCGACGGCGAGCATCATCGCCAATGCCCTAGCAAATTAACCACGTTTGATAGGACGTTGGTAGTAAAGTTACAGTTGGCGGCGTTTTGTTACTATAAGGCCGCAGGTTGTTACGTTTGGTAATTAGTAAGGATTGACCTATGACCCGCACCGAAAACGTAGGCAAAAACGCGCCACTAGACTTGGCTAAACTTGAAGCGGATGTCACGGCGGCGATTCCTGCTCGCTCGCTCATCCCAATCAACAACGCACCACCAGTACAGTCCGATCCGATGCCGGACTACGTCGAGCGTCAGGATGGCGTCCCGCGTGTCGGCGCGCTCAGTGCAGAGGCCATGGTGCGCGACCATGAATCCGCCGCCAAGGAAATTGAAGCAATGGGAGCCGAACTGATCAGCGCCGCAAAGAATTGCGAGGCGATGACGGCGGAAGTGCACAATGCGATTGCATATATGCGCGAGATCGCGGCGGCGTATCGCGAGGAAGCCAAGAAGATCTTCAAGCGCATCGAGGATTGCGCGTTGTTTACCGAAGACGTTCGCAAGACCTGCGAGACTATCAAACGTCGAATTGAAACAAGCGACAGCGCCGACACCGCCAAGGTGATCGATCTGCCGAACCCGCTGTGAATTGAGGTAATGCCGAAGCGTGCGCATGTGTTGCTTCAGCGGATGAGTCCGGTTATGGCCCTTCGCGGTCATGGATTGGTTGCTAGGTAATGTCCGCAATTGGGGACCAGGCGGACATCGCGAACTTTTGGCAAACACCTAGATTTGCCGGCGCACATCTCGCAACGATGCGATGAAACCGTCGAGCCGCGACGGCTGGTCGTTCGCGGCCTTGAAGCCGCGCAGGGCGATCGATTTGGCTGCGGCATATGAGAAGCCGAGCACGTCGCGCAGTGCGTCCTCGAACTCCCGCACCGTGCGGATGTCGGCGGCCTTGACCGCGCCGGTGCGCGCCAGCTCGTTCATCGGGAACGTAACCAGCGAGACCTCCGGCAGCGACTTGATGGTCTTGATGGTGCGGCGTGGTTCGTTTGGCTTGGTGCCGCGGGTGAATTCGCCGACCGTGTAGCCGATCGACAGGCCATCGAGCGCGCGCTCCTTCATCGCGCCGTAGATCCGCTTGCCACTCTCGGTGTCGAGATTGATCAGCCGGCCCTTGCACTGCAGGCCATGGGTGTCCTCGCTCATCGTGTTCCAGCAGCCGACCGGCAGATCGGCCATCGGATCGCTGCCACCAAAGAAGCCGCCCATGCTGCCGTGATTGAGCAGCATCTTTGGCATCGTGCTCTTGGCCTGGTGACGCTGGATCGCCCCGGCGAAGGCCCCGGGAAGGATCAAATCGCCGCCGTCGTCCTCGTTGTTGAAGACCGATCCGTAGCCTTCGAACGTGCCCGGTGGCGCAGCCTCGTCGACGAACTTGTATTCGAACGCGACTGACTTGCGTTCTGATCTGATCCGCATGCTAACCTCCCGTCGTCTCGCCGCCGGGCTTTGTCGGCGGTGCCGGGCTCACCTTCGGGATTCCATCCGGCCCGATCGGCCCGGCATTGACGGGGGCGTAGATGTGATCGCCGCCCTCGTATTCGTCCATGTCGTCCCAGTCACGGACATCGTTGATGGTGGCCCAGCCGGGCGCGCCGGCGCCGCCCAGCGCGACCTTGTTGTATTCGGCGCGGTCCTTTGCGGTGGCGCGCAGGAACTCGCCGTCGATGAACTTGGTGTAGTAGCCGGCCTTGCGATCGGCGCGCGAGAGCAGCTGACGGTTGAAGGCCTTCTCGAAGCGGCGGTGCCAGGGCCTGATCGTGTGTACCAGATGCATCGCGATCAGCGTCTCGGCCGCGGCGCGCGCTGCCATCTCCGCAGGGTAGCCGATGACGATCGGAAGCACTCCCATGCCGTGACAGATGCTCTCGATCTCGTGGTTGCGCAACTTGATGTGCTCGGCATCGACGCCCTTCATGTCGAAGGGCGTGAACTTTGCGTCGTTGTCCAGGATCATGACGCGGCTGACATTGTCGAGGCCGCTATAGTGCTTCTTGACCCAGGCGGCGAGCCGGACGAGCTCCTTCTCGTCGAGGTTCTTGGCGACCGAGATGATGCCGCTCGGCCGCGCGCCGTGCGCGTGCAGCATCGCATGGGTCTGCTCGGTGGCGAGCGCAAGCCCGAGAGGCTCTTGCAGTAACTGCACCGCATCGAGGCCGCATAGGCCGTCCCATGACAGGCCGCGGATGTGCAGGATCTCGTCGGTGGTAAAATTCTCCTGCGAGCCGTCCGGCGCGGTGACCACGTAGTACGGCGTGCGGTCGCTCGTCCATTTCGGCTGCACATGGGTCGGGATGATCGGGATCAGCTCCTTGATCTCGCCGCGCACCACGTTCTTGAACGCATAGGCATTGTTGGTGACGGCGCAATGGACCGCGAGCGTCTCCTTGAACTGCAGCGGGTCCTGCCACTCGTTCGGCTCGGAATCGAGCAGATCGTAGAGCGGATGGTCGAAGGCTTCCTTGCGCGTCTCGCCGCGCGGTTTCTTGTAGACCTTGGTCGGCACCGTCGACACGGCCTCCGCAATGCGGCGCGTGCAGGCGAGGAACGTCGAGACGTGAAGCGCCCTCTTCCAGCCAACGGCGACGCCGGACCGCGATTGATAGGTCCCAAACAGCCCGGCCCAGAGCGTGGAGATCTCGCCCCAGGTGAGACCGTCGGCGCCCTTGAACTCGCGCGCGATAGAACCGAACAGGCTCATGTCGTGGTGCGCTCGAGCTTGCGGCCGATCAGCATCGACAGCGCCATCAGCAGCACGCCGCCGACCAGGAAACCGGCCGGCGCATAGACCAGCCAGGCGCCATAGGCGATCGCGCCGCCGCCGGCGAAGCCGAGCCCGTCGGCGATGACATGCGGCACGCGACGCGCGGCCGATGCGAGCGCCTCACGCAGGCGTGCCGATGCCATGGAGAACCTGCCTGCCACTCTCGGGATCTCCCATTTCGGTCATCGCCTCGACGGCCGCATCGATCCGCGCCATCAGGCCGTCTAGATCATCGGTATTCCAGCCGGAGTTCGACCGGGCCTCCGGATTCCGCGACATCATCCAGACCGCGTTCATCAGTGCCGCCCACGGGTCGATCTTGGCATCGCCCGCGTTCTGCTTGGTGGCGCGGATTGCGGTCGCCGTCGGCTCGATCTTGACGTTGCCGACGCACCAGTCCATCAAGCCCGATCGACCGTGGACGAGCGTGCCATTCTCAAGCTTGCGCTCCGCGGTCTTGATGGCATTCATCATGCCGTAGCCCTGCGGCGCGCCGACCAAGAGCTTGTTCTCGACGGTCACGTCGATCTCCGCCATTGCCTCGACGAACTCACCGAGGCCGGCAGGGTCTACCGCGACGCAGCCGAGCAACCCGCGCTCGGCGATATCCGCGATGATGCCCGTCATCTCCTCGATGTCATCGCTCGCGTGATCGACGATAGTGAGGTCGCCGGCGGTGCTGAAATCGGTCAGGCGCGCGGCGATCGTCTGCCGCCGGTCGAGCACGCTGCCATGACACCAGGCCTTCGACCAGGACAGCCACTGTCGGGTCTCGCGTTCCCGGCCAACGACGGCGAAGCCAAAGAGGTCGTCGAGGCCGCCGCCGTCGATCCCGACGGTCACGATTTCCGAACGCCGCAGCACCTCTTCCAAGGTCAGCGTTTCGTCCTCGGCCTGCGCCCAATATTCAGCGCCCGGCCAGGCGTCCGTCTTCTGCCCGATGCCAATCTCGATGTTGAGATGCTGGCTCGCCCACACCGCGATGGCGTGAACGCCCTTGGCCTTCTCGGTCTCCCAATCCGGCACCAGCGTCGGCAGATGCACCGAACGGCCCAGGTTCGGCATGACCATGTGCCAGTTCACCGGGTCCTCCCACTTCGCCGGGTTCCTGGCGACATCGTCCGGAAACTCGTACAGCACCGGGAGCATCGGACGGTGAAGCTTGCCACGATACTGACCGTCGCGGATCTTCCGCGCCATGTGCAGTTCGTCCCTGAACGCGCCGGCCGGAGCCTCGTCGCTCTGAGTCGTCGTGATCAGGAACAGCCCCTCAGGCGTCTTGTCGAGACCGCCGCGGATCTGGCGTAGTACCTTCGTGGTGTGGACGTTGCGGCCGAGCAGATGCAGTTCGTCGAGCAGCGCGAAGATCAGAATGCCGCCGGTCAAGATGTTGAGGTCGAAGGTCTTGACGCGCATCTCGCTGCCATTGTCGTTGTCCACGATCGTCTTCAGGTGTTCCTTCGCGTGAAATTTGTCCTTCAGAGCAGGCGAGAGGTTGATCATGCCGACAGCCTGATCAAAAGCGCGATCGGAAATGGACTGTGTCGGACCGATGAACACGCCCTCGGCCCGAGGGCGCTTGTTCATCAGCATCAGCGTCAGTGCGAGGCCTGCGCCATAGGACGTCTTCGACGATCCCTTCGGCGCCAGCGCGAGGATATCCCGGATGTATCGGACCTTGTTGGCGTGGTCCCAAGAGCCGAAAGCCGCGCGGACAATATCCCGGAACCATGGGCCGCAGGCCTCGCCGAGGCGCGGGGTGCCGGGCACATCCGGCAGCCGCAGTTCGTCGAAGAACGCCATGCCCATTTCGGCCTCGCTCTCGATCAGCGGCAGATTAGGAACAAGCGAGCGGCCGTCGCGGAGGCGGTCGGCCCAATCGACGCAGCTCGAGTCCCACATGGTCTCAATTCGGGAGGTTACGCCGTTGCGCGATCAGCTCGCCGAGCACTGAGCTGCGATCGGGGTTTTGCGCCGCGAGCGCAGCGGCTTCCTTCTTGCCGAGCTTGGGCGGGTTCGCGGCCTTCTCGATGCGCGGCTGCTCTTTCTGACCATAGAGCATGAGATCATTGCGATCGACGAAGGCGCGGAATTCGCGGATCGCGCTGACGCTTCCGGCCAGGACGCCTTCCCACAGCTTCATCGCGACGCCGGCGGTCAAGCGGTCACGCGCAACGTCGCGATATTTGAGCTCAGAAAAATAATGCTTCCGCAGCGTCGGCACTGTGATGAACAACGCGGCCGCGATCCGCTGATTACTCCAGCCAAGCGCGACTAACATACTGACACGATTCCGGTTTTGCTGCGTCGGGATGTGCTCCGGCCGACCACGCTCACCCCAGTTGGCTGGTACCGGGTCGCCAAACAGGTCGAAAATTTGATCCATGAGAAAAAAAATCCGCGAATGAGGACCCGTGCGGTTGGCGGGGGTTGAGACGGGGAGGAATTTAGCCCCCTCCCCCTCCGTTCGCGACCATTCTGCTCGCGCGCTCGCGGGCGGTCTTGGTCGTGTGATGCGAGCCGCAGAGGCACATGCCGTTGTTGGGATCGTAGGGATCGCCGCCGTCGCAGCGTTCCTTGATGTGGTCGGCGAACAGGCGGCGCTGAGGTGCCGCCTTTTCGCACCGCTTGCCATCCTCGATCCATTCGCAACGATGGCCGGCGCGCGACAACACGGCATTGCGAAACGCCTCGTGACCCGCCGAATGGTAGAACGGGTCAGCGCGCTTACGTTCCTGCTTGATAGTGCGATGATCGCCACTTGGAACCAGTGGGGCAAGCACCTTGATCTGCGCCATTGGGTGCGTACTCGTAGATAAGATAGTTAGGCAATCGCTGAGCGATTGTCCGCTTAGCAAGCGGACTGTGCGCTCCTCGCGTAGACCAGCCGCGTCTCGATCGGCCACACTGGGAGAGAGAAGTGTCTGCGCGCTTTCGAGGTTCGCAGACTAATTCTCTCAGCTGGCCGGTGCCGGCGCCGGCCCGCCCGGCGCAGCTCCCGCGACCTCTAGATGCGGATTGACCTTGAACGTCAGGGCCACAAGGCTGCCGACCAAGGCGCAACCGCTCAGGACGAGCAGCCCGGCCGTGAAATTGCCGGTCGCGTCTTTGAGGTAGCCCATGAGGAAGGGTCCGGCGAACCCGGACAGGTTGCCGAGCGCATTGATCGCGGCGATCCCGGCCGCAGCCGCAGCGCCCGTCAGGAAGGCGCTCGGTATCGGCCAAAGCAGAGGGGGCGTCGCGGAAACGCCGATCTGGCTCAGGCAGAGGAAGCCAAGCACCAGCGCCGGGGCGGAGACCAGGCCCGCACCCGCGAGACCGAGCGCGGCGAGGAGCATAGCGAAGCAAACGTGCTCCCGACGCTTCAAGGTGCGATCGGAGTTGCGGCTTAACAGGACCATCCCGACAGCACCAAACAAGAACGGCACAGAGGACAGAAGGCCGGTCTCAAAATTGCTCACGCCGAAGTTCTTGATGATCGTCGGCAAGAAGAACGCCACACCATAACTCGCCGCGTTCAGACAAAAGTAGACGAACGCGCAGGCGAGGACGCGAGGATCGGCGAGCGCTTTGACGATGCCCACGTGCTCGACCGCCACCTTGTGCTGCCTCTCGGACTCTAGCCGTCCTTCGAGCCAGCCCCTCTCGTCGTTCGCAAGCCACGTCGCGATCGCCGGCCGGTCGGTCAGGTAAAAGATGACACCAAAGGCCATCAGGATCGATGGCACGCCTTCGAGGATGAAGAGCCACTGCCAGCCGTCGAGTCCAACGCCGTAGATGTTCAGCAGAGCCCCGGAAACCGGTCCGCCCACAATCGACGAGAACGGGATCGCCAGCATGAACAGGGAAACAACCCGAGCGCGGTAGACGGAGGGGAACCAGAGCGTCAAATAAAAAATGATCCCGGGAAAGAAACCCGCCTCGGCGAGACCAAGCAGGAATCGGAGGATGTAGAAAGTCCATTCGCTCGAGATCCCGGTTGCCGCTGAGATCGGGGCGATAAAGGCGAACAGAGCAGAGATCACGCCCCAGCTTAACATGATGCGGGCGATCCAGAGCCGCGCGCCGAACCTCTCCAGCGCGAGGTTGGAGGGTACTTCGAACAGGAAGTAGGAGATGAAGAACAGGCCCGCGCCAAAGCCGTATGCCGCCTCTGACAGGCCGAGCGCCGAGTTCATCTGCAGTTTGGCGAAACCAACGTTCACTCGGTCGAGGTACGCGACGAAGTAGCAGACAAAGAGAAAAGGCAGCAACCGCCACATCACCTTGCGGATGGTTCTTGCTTCGATCTCGTCCATGGCACTTACCTCCTTGTTCTTGGCCAGTGTTATCGCGCTTCGGCGGCCTGGCGGATCACCTTGGGGGCACTGGTCTTTGCTTCCAGTCGGTTGCTGGTCGCACTTAGACGACAAGTTTTCGGATCGTACATGACGATGCGAGCCGAACACGAACTCGGTTGCAAAAGCCCAAGTTCATTCGCGGATTTGGTTCCCTTTAACATGCCGGTATGCCCTTCGTGCGGTCAAGCAACAACTGCGCCAGACGTCATTCGGCATGGCCGTGATCACTGCCTGCAACGGAGTGGGTTATCCGGGACCCGCTCCTTTTCGATGCATCGTGGCCGAAAGACGAACGGTTTGGCCAGTCGATCGTACCCAAGACGATCAGCCTGCTGACGATCGTGGATTGCGACGAGATTTTCGCAGATGCGATATTCACATCATTGAGCTACTCGGCAATTTCCGCCTGGGGTCACAACCGGCAAATTCCGGATCGAGCATGCGTGTGAGTACACGTGCTAAAGCAAAAGCCCCGCGCATTGCTGCCGGGGGCTTCATCATCTCCAAGCTTCGCCATTAGCGTGACCCCATGTGGAGCGTCTCGCCTGGTCAGGGTTCGGATGCTGGAAGGTCTCCTCCTATACCCGCCACCACGCGGGTGATTCTTCCGAACACCTCGACGAATAGGAGCGTTTGCTGAGTCGAGTCAAGGATGGCGTGGGTGATCGGTTCGGACGCGGCTCGTTCCTTCGCGGCGTCCGTCGGGCGAACGTCGGCCAGCCGGAGTTGCTTCGCGGTGATCTGGGCATCGCAGCGATCGAACTTGCCGTCGAACTCCCCAAGCCTGAGCATCTCGACCTCAAAGTCCTCGATGGTCGCCGGCCGCTCGCCAGTTAGACAAATGCCGTAACAACCACTGACCTCAAACAACCGCAGCACCGAGAACGACCCGAATAGCCTTCGCAGGAAGATGTAGTCGCCATAGGGCTCGCGAACACCCTCACGCAAGACAATCTGCTTTCGGTTCCGCTTCTTCGGACCGATGAAGCGATGCGGCATCAACGTCAGCAATCGTCCCTGTGGATACCACACCTCAAAGCCTTCGCGCTTCAACGCATCCCGCGCCAGACGATGCGCGCGGGACTTAACCCTTCCGATCCACCACGGATCGATGCAGTGGACCGCGGGCATGCCTGCTGCCGCTCCAGGCAAGTGCTGGTGCCGACGGCCGACCGGTCGCGACAGCTCCGCCATCACCTCCGGCGAAAACGCCTCGCTCAACGGCTTCATTTCGTTTCTCCAACATTTCGATTTGCCCTCGATTTGCTGGTCGTCGTTGCCTGCCGCCGCAGGCCTCGCGCCGTGTGTTGTGGCCGTCGAGACGGTCCGGATCGGAACATCTCGGCATTGGGAGGATAGATGGGAGCTTGCCGAAGGCTCCGATTTATCCTCCCATCGTAAAAAGCCTTTATCTATCAAAGGCGTTTTTCTCATTTTGGGAGGATGGGAGGAATGGGAGCTTATTTCCATGTTTTACTTATGTGCGCCCGCGCGCGCACGCGCGCATGTACGTATAGAAACAAGCTCCCAAACCTCCCTTAAGCTCCCAAACGTTTGCCGATCAAACGCTTACAGCCGAATCACAAGCTCCCATTTTGGGAGGATGGGAGGATCAGAACTCCATATCGCCCGCCTCCTTCCGCGTTTGTTCTGCGCCATCGACGATGCGGATCGGATGACCCTGCGCATCGACGAAATCGTTCACGCTCTTGGTGAGCTTGATGTCGAGCCACCACATCACGTTGCTCTGCTTGCGCTTGAAGCCGCGCTCATCCATCGCCATCGACAGCCCGCGGCCCGACCAGGCCTTTTCGCCGGACGCCTTGCACCACGCCTCATAGACCTCGTGCAGCACGGACGACTGCACGCGATCGCCCGCGCTCTCGACCACACATGTCGCAAGGAAGCGGCCGAGCGGATCGGACGCCGAGCGATATTCGGCCGTGGCCTGCACGACGTCGTCGGGCTCATGCAGACCCTTGTCGCACCAGGTGCGCAAACCATCGAGCAGCCAGTTCAGAATGCCGGAGGCCTCGCCGCGCAGTCTGTCCGGCAGATGGATATCGCGCTCGTCCTTGGGGACGATGACCTGGAACGGCACCAACCGCACACGGCGCCAGATTCCTTCATCCGTGCCTGATATTTGCGGCCGGTAATTGCCGCTCATCGTCAACTTGAACTGCGGATAGAACTTGAAGAAGTCGCGATTGAGATGCCGCGCCTGGATCGGCTCACCGCCGGTCACGAGCTTGATCATCGCCTCTGCGAGCCTCGAATTCTTCTCGGGCTCCGAAGTGCGCAGCATCCGCACGGCCGGCAACATCGCGAGATCCGGCGTGGCCTGCCCCGCGCTGCGCGCCTTACCCTGATCGAGGAAGGTTTCGATCGGCACCGTCTCGCCATAGTCGCCGGCGACGTAGGACACGGCGTCGATCAAGACCGATTTTCCGTTGCCGCCCTTGCCATAGAAGAACGCGAGCTTCTGTTCGGAGACATCGCCGGTCAGCGACAATCCGAGCCATTGCTGCAAGAACGCGCGCATTTCTGCGCGAGGCTGTATTCGGGCAAGGAAGGCATCGAACACAGGCCGATCGGCATTCGGCTCATAATCGACCGGTGCAAGCTTGGTGATGAGATCGGCCGGATCATGCGGCTGGAACGAGACATAGTCGCCGTCATCCTGCCGGCGCAGCGACCAGCCATCGCCTCAAAAAGCTGATCAAGCGCCTCGCGGGCCTGCCCGACGACACCAAGGTGCCGCGCGCATGAACGCGATGAAAGGGTTTCGGCGGGCCGGCGCCGGCGCATCCCGCGGAGCGCAAGCCGAGCGGGATGCGCCGCCCTGCGTCAAGCTTGGCATGGCCGAGATCCTTGCGCGGCACTTCCACACGAGCGACATCGCCGCGCCTGTGCACGCCGCCTGCCCTTCGATCGTCAACGCACTCTTCGAGCGCGCGGCGGAGCAAGCCAACGCCCGGCTGGTCGGCCGCCAGCATTCCAAGACGCCAACGAGCCGGAGCACCTGATGGCCACCGATCTCTACCGCCGCACACTCGCCTTCGATTACGGCGACGCCGAGCGCGCCGCGTTGATGCGCAAGGTCTGGGACCCGACGCCCTGGATCATCGACGTCTACACCGGCTGCGAGGACGGCGTGCGCGAATTTCAGATCATGCACTGGTGCTTTCACGAACTGGGCGAGCAGTCCTCCCCCATCCACGGCCGAACCGGCCGCTGGCACCGCGGCAGCGTCACCCTCTACGGCTGGACCTGGTTCGGCTTCGCCACCGAAGCCGACATGCAACTCTTCCAGGCCACCTGGCCAACGCCGCCCGGCATCGCGCATCCGGATGCGGCGGCTTCGTCCGGACAGCCCCGAAAGGAGAGCCGATGAGCTGGAACTACCGCATCGTGCGCTATCGCAGCTGCGAGGGATTCGGCCTGCATGAGGTGTTCTACGACGACGACGGCCTGCCCTGGGGAATGACGGAAAGCCCGGCCAAGTTCGTCAGCGGCACGGACGAAGGCCCCGCCGGCATCAAGGCCAGCCTGCTCCGCGCTCGCGTCGACGCAATCAAGCGCCCGGTCTTTGACGAGCCCGAGGAGGACAAGTGGCCCGGCAAGCCGCCGGCGCATGAGGAATCGCGGTGCGCCGACGAGACGCCTGCCCAAGGTGCGCCGATTAACGACCTTCCTAAGTCGCCGAAAGAGCTGATCGACTTCATCACGCAACTCGTTTGGTCGAATAAGGAGTCTATCATCGAAGCACTTAATGTTGACTCGCGGACCCCGGCAGAGAGCGCTGATCTGATCGATGGCATCCGGTTTGCTATCAATCAAATTTCGGAGCACATCGAGGAACATCACGACTTCGATTATCAGCCGGACCGAGTGCCGTCCGAACTCTCCTCTTTGCGAGGCATTCAGCACCATCTTGAGGGATGTTTAATCAAGGATGACGGTTCTCCTGTTCGGTCCCAGCCTGCGACTGAGAACGAGTTGGCGGATGATATCTACGCCCACACCGAACTCGACCTGACAGCTAGCCGGCAGGTTGCCGGTTTCTTGCTCTCGTTCTCTTCAATGCACACCGTAAGCCGCCGGGCGGGACTCTCCGCAGGAACGAACATGAGCGGTGGGATAACGCGGCATGATCGAATTATCGGACGAGCAGTGGTGCGTGCTGGACCTGCTCATGCGTGCGCGTCAGCGCGGCGTCCACCGGCTAAGCCGGATGGAATTGTTGCACAACACCACCCTGCCAAAGGCCGTATCGCTGCCGCTGACATGGGCCGCTCTCACGATGCCGAGCGACATCGTGACCTGGCACGGGCAGCACGATTTCTCGATCACCGAGAAGGGTGTGGCCTTCTTCAATTTCAGGTTCAGCAAAGGAAAGCAGCCGGCGGCGCCTACGGAAGTCGCGGATGTAGTTATCTGCCTGCCTGGTCCCGAGGCCTACCAATGAGCGACACGATGACTGAGGTCATGCATCCGAGCGGTCGCGTCGCTCGCGCGCTCGTCAATCTCCGCACAGAGGTCATGCAGGCGCTGGCCGATGCCGCGACGATGAGCGCGGACACCGGTCGCTATTCGATGCGCAACCTCATCAAGGACGAGGGCGAAAAGCTCGGCTTGTCGCTTCAGGAAGTCGCCAATCGCGCCGGCATCACCAAGTCCCACATGTGGGAGCTGGAACAAGGCCGCGCCGTCAATCCGACGATCTGGACGGTCTACGGGCTTTCGCGGGCGCTCGGCGTGCCGTTCTCCATCATGGCGGCCGGCGCCCTCAATGATACTGAGGACGCAGGATGAAACGCGGACTCTCGAAAAAGGAGGCCGCAGCCTATTGCGGATGCGAGACGCTCGCGGCCTTCGACCAGTGGCGCGCTAAGGGCATCGTGCCCGGACCCATCCCAGGCACCACCAAATGGGACCGGAAAGCCCTTGACGCGGCCCTAGACCGCGCCAGCGGCCTTGTGACAGAATCGGCGGAACTGTCACCCTATCAGCGGTGGAAGGCGCAGAATGCGGGTAAAGGCCAAGCCGCTTAGGCTCAAGGGAATCAACCGCGTCAAGAAGCGGATGGCCGACGGCACGATCAAGGAATATCTATTCCACCGTGCCACCGGTTTGCCGCTTGATCCGGACAACCTCGCCCAAAGCTACGCGGATGCCGAGAAGAAGGCCCGGCGGACGAACGAGAAAACCCTCACCGACCTCATCCGGCTCTTTGATCAGTCATCCTATTTCGACGGCTTGAGCGAGGATTCGCGCCGCGAATATCCCTGGAAACTTAAGCGCATCGAAAAGAAATGGGGCAGTGTTCCAGAGGAGACATTCAACAACGCCGACGACGCCGACGCCTTCGCAGCCGACGCGCTTGCATGGCACCAGGAGCTCGGCAAGGCGTCGCGGCGATCCGCTGACAATCTCATGTCCGCGCTTTGCCGCGTGCTCTCGTTTGCGAAGGAACAGCGGCGGATCAAGTATCATCCGATTCCGTCGTTCCAGCGGCTCTATAAGAGCGACAGAGCGGACAAAACATGGTCCGAGGAATTACAGCAGCGGTTCATCAAGACCGCACGGCCGGCCATGCAAACGGCGATGATACTGGTCCGCAACACCGCAATGCGCGCGGCCGATATTCGCAAGTTTCCGTGGACCCGCTACAACGGCGAACAGGTTCAAATCCGATCGAGCAAGACCGACAAGCTGCTTTGGATCCCCGCAACCCGCGAGCTTAAGGCACACCTCGACGCGCTCACCAAGGAAGGCCGCAAGGGCGCGCTCGTCATGCTCACGCCGACCGGGAAGGCCTACACCAAGCGTTATTTCAACGACCATTGGCGCGAGGATTGCGACAAGCTGGATGCCGCGAATGCCGAGAAGGCAAACGCCGCGGATGCGGACCAGCTGAAAACCGCCGATCTGAATTTCCACGACAACCGTGGAACCGCGGCGACGCTTCTAGCCGAGGCCGGCGCTACCGCGCCCGAGATCGCCGAGGCGATGACCTGGACGGTCGATAAAGCGCAGCGGATCCTTGACGCCTATCTGGCCCGCCGTGGCACGCTCGCAGCGAACGCGATCAAGAAGCTGGAGGACTACCGGGACATCACAAAAGGAAGCACCCGTAAGCCGTAG